CTACTTCCTTAGGCTGGTAAGTAGCATTAGATGCTCCTCTGTTTTCCAAGTTACCAGCAGTAGCGGCAGTTGCAAATACAGCAGGATCTACATCAGGCTGAATTGGTAGTACAGTAGCTGCACCATTTACTGTCATTTCACGGAACAAACGAGCTACTTTCAACTCGTTCATAATTTCTTTCTCGATGAGATTAGAAACTTCCTGATCAATGTTACCTGCGTTAGTAGCATAGTCAATACCAGCTTTCTCTTGTAGGTCTTGAGCAAAAGAAGTATTCATACCTTTTTGAGTCATAACACCTAGTAGGTGAGCAGACATGAACTCTTGACCCCACTTAGAGATGTCACTTTTACCAGAACGATCAGAAAAAGTCTTCTTGCTATTCTTCATAGCTTCGATTTCTGCGGTCTTCTCTTCTAGTTCAGTTTTGTACTGCTTAAGTACCTCGTCAATCTTTGCGTCTTTTTCAGCTAACTTGGCTTCAACGTCTGACATAAGAGCTTCAACTCCAGTCTGTACGCCAGTCTTAACGCGGATTTCTTCGGCTTCAAGAGCCTGTGCTTTTTGAACTTCTGCTTCGGCTGCTGCCTTTGCTTCTGCTTCATCAGCTGCTTTTTGCTCGGCTTGCTTCATAGCAATCTTAGCAGCTGTATCTTCAGCTACCTTCTTTGCAAAAGCTTCCAAGTCGATGTTTTGATTGTCCATCTTGATCTCCTGATCTACGGATTTAACATCCGTGCTTTGAGGTGTGTCACTAGCTATTCCCGAAGTAATATCTTCATCCTTAGCCAGAGACTGACCTGCTAGATCTACACGATTAGTGAAAGTTTTTTTGAATTCTTCGTACTCCGCACTGGAGTCAAAAGACTTCGCGAGCGAAAAAGTAGCTGACTGATTGCATGGTACAGATACAACTGATACCTCAAACAATTCAGCATCCTTAATCATTAGTCCGTCGGTTTCCTTAATATAATCAGCATCCTTGACTCGGAAACCTACGGAAAAGGCCCCAAGAACACCGTCTTTAACTAGTTGAGCAACATTAGCAGGCGCTGCCTTACTAATTTTGCATTCCAGCTCCAAACCATCTGGCCCAGACTTCAGACCTGTAGCTCGACCAATTGGCTTATCATAATCGTGGTTAAATAAGATAATTGGATTTTTTTCAAAGTTCTTTAGTCCACCTTTCTGCCAAGCTTCTGCTGAGATGGAATCACCCGCGCGATCAAAGTCAGCTGTACTTGCCATTCCACGAATCATTACAGAACCATCTTCTTCTGCATGAGTTTTGAAAGTAGACGTAAGATTAAAGATTTTATTCATATCTTAATCCTTTTTAACTGCTGGTTTAATAGCAGGCTTGACCGCGGCCTTTGGAGCTGGCTTTGGTTCTTTGAGTGGAACAGGTTTAGGCGGTGGAGGGTTCTCCTTTAGCTTAATTTCTGTCCACACATCTGGAAGAGTGTTTTCTAGAATGCCTAACATACGGCTCCAGCTTCCAAAATGATTTAGTACATTTCCTATTCTTACGGGGGTTCGTGCTTCCATTTTTTCATACTCTCGTTTATTAAGCACTTTTCCCTCTTCTAACATGACCATTCCTACTGCTTCTAGGACTTTTCCTCTTTGTCTTAAACTTCCCATTATTCCTCCGGTTGTTCGACGGGTCTTCCGCCTTCATCTGGGTTAGTTGCTGAACCTGCAATATTTGCAGGAACGCGTATTTCTTCTGTACCATCTACGAAATCAAAGCCTAAGGCTTTACGTGCTTCGGCTGGTGTAATGATGCCCCCATTTACTAGTGACGTATAGTAAGCGGAAGCATCTCGTAATTCTGGTTGTAAAGCAGGTATATCGCTAATGTCCTCACGTAGTTCAAAACCAAAAAATCTTTCGAGTCCATAATTAATTTTTCGAACAATAGGAAGTATAGTCTCAAGATAATACATGCGCATATTTGGGCGAATGTTAGCGTTGTTACCAGAATCCAACATAATTGGAGGGATTCCGAGCGCCTTTAAAATTATCTTTTCATTTTCTTCTATGGAAGTTTGAAAATCTAATTCTTTAAAATTTACATTGGAGATTGAATCTACTTCAATTCCACCATCTAAAATGAGAGGTCGTCTACCTCCTGCATCTGGACGGTATCGAGATTGCCAAGATACCATCATTCGTTCTTTAATTTTCTCAGAAAGAGTGTTAGGAGATTTAAGTACTAAACCTGGTACTGCTCCGTTCTTGAAAAAGTTATCTTGAAACTTTCTCATTTGCTTCATAAGAACCATAGTACGCAATGCAGGCTTTAGTCTAGGAACTCCTCTATATATGGAGTGAAAAGAATTTTCTTTAATATGAATAATCTCATCGGGACTAAAAGTAACGTCATGCATTGTGAATCTTTCTATGTAAGTCTCTTTGCTAGAGTGTATTCGTACATCGCTGGCGGGTAAGTGATAGAGGTGTGCTCCATCAAAGTACATAAATATATTGCCATCGATTAAGTAATCTGTAATTAAGTTGCGCTTGAAGCTGCTAATATCCTGATAAGGATTTGGTGATTTATTGAGTAGCTGCTCAACCTTCGAGGCTTTGACTCCGGGAACTACTCCACGAAAAGCATTATCACGGGATACCATAGTAGGAATCTCGGCTACATCATCAACAATCATATTTACACCACGATTTACTATTTCTAGATCTTCGTATGCAAGCTCGTAACTAAAGTTAGGCTCACGAGAAGACTCTATACCGCTATCCATATGAAATTGTGCAGGATTTAACTTCTCCTCAACTTCTTCCGGTTTGCCTCCAAATATATTGTTATACCAAGCCATGTTTTTCTCTTTGAATCTGTACCCAACGCATTTGCTTTTTAGCTGTGCCTAGTCCAGGGTCTTTGCCATAAATTGAGTGAAGTTTTAAATGATGAGTATGACATAGTGTAACTGTGTGGTCATATAGCTCAGCATGGTGCTCTTCTATAAAATCATCCCGAAGTGCTTGTATATACTCAGGATCGTGTTTGTTCTTTGTCAGCCATTGGTTTAGTAACGGTGTTAAACTATAAAAATGGTGAAAGTCAAGCTGTTCTGTCTCGCCGCAAATCCCACAAGCGGTGCCTTTCTCATACTTGGACTTTGCCTTGTCTCGTACATACTTTACAACATCACGTTTTAACTTAGGCATTTTCCATTGGTTCCTCAATTTTTATCTAAAGAATTATATCGGCTTTAGGGTGACTTGTCAATAACTATTTTTGAACAGGTATCGCTAGAAGGACACCTGTGCAGTTTCGAATGAGTATAGTCCATAGCGAAGACCATCTGCCATGTGAGATGCCATGTTGTGTTTCGGTTTTTCCTTCATAAGATTGGGATTAGGGTCCCATTGATACGCGTCAAGGCAAGATAAGGCCTCTTTACATTCTTGATCCACATATAGTTTGTCGTTGTCAACAATTCCCGAGACATATCCAATTCCGTCCAATACAGACTTCTTCGCGTTAATGGTGGAGATGTCGTAATTTTGCGCGAAATCGAACCGTGTTTGTTGAGCAGCTGAATCAATATAAATGAAATCAATATCCCAGCGATCAATGAGTCTCTTGATCTCGGTAGCATGTTGTTCCGTCGTTCTCTCTGCATTTAAGTATTCGTCCACTAAGTAGTATTTGTCTTGATCCCAATCATAGGCTATTACACATAATGCGGTGGGATCCTTGTAACCCACATCCAGGCCTGCGAAAACATCCATATTACTAGTGTCTAACTGAGAAAAATCTTTTACTTGAGTTTCAAAGTTAAACTTCCATATCTGACCTTCATAAGTATTAAAGTCAGCTTCGTACTCTTGTTTAAATTCTGCTTCTGACATAGACTTACGTGCTTCTGCTATATCAGTTTCTGACATACGAGGATTATCTCTATAGGTTGCTCTTATACTGCACCACTCCGGAAAGTCATCAGTAAAGCCACGGTAGAAAAACTCTGAGAACCAGTTATTCCTTCCACGAGGTGTAGAAATAAAAATTGCTTTTGAGTTTTCTTTATCGAGCGTAGGACGAAGTGCGACATTGAAAGCGTCTTTACCATCTGCTAGTGCGGCTTCGTCAAAAATAATAAGATCGTAGGATCGGCCAACACAAGAATCAACTTGATTGACCGAACCCATTCTTACTGTAGAACCGTTTGATATTTCGATAACTTTGTCTTTTGCGTTATCTTTTGTAACTTCTAAATCAAAATGTTTAATTAGGT